GCTGTATTGATTCAATCGAGGAACTCCGACGAAGAAGATTGGATTAAAATCCACTCCTGCGCTATAGTAGAGCTTCAGTAGAGGTGGTAACGTGGCATTAGCCACCGCTCCTTCTACAATGTTAGCATCTACATCAACTCGAAATCCGTCCCAAGCAGTCCCAACTGTTTGAATGACGTCACGTTGCGTGACCCAAGCGGGATAGAATCGCGCGGGGCAATACTGCGGAATGTTCGCAGATAAAGCCATTTGCGTCTTCCCGTTCGTCACGGTCATGCCGCCATCACCAGTAGGAACTAGCGGAGGGGTAGAAAACGAAGGTTGATAAGCTCTGTTCGCAATGGATGCCAATGACACAGTAACCGAATCGTTTGTGAAATCAGAATTACGCTGGTTTGACCCAGAGTGACTGATGTACGAATGATTGGTACGTGAAATGGATGCATCACTAATATCACTAATGTTGCCATTAGTTGTGATATTTGCATGAACATTCACCGATCCTCGATACCCAACAAAAGCTGAGAGCACCCAATTGATGGGATGCATCTTAGAAAAGTTGGCCGCAATCGGAGTTGCGGGAGTACCGAGAATACTTTGAGCCAGATTCACACCTAAAATAGGCGAGAACCCAGGCTCAAGAGGAATTCGAGGGAAATAGTTGGTCGCATGGAAATGACCAGCTGCAAGCACATTTTGTGTTGCGTACACACCCATAGCTTGTTGTAAGCTTAGAGTGGTACGATGCAACAATGCTCGTAGTGATAAAACCCGTTCACCAACTGTGAACTCGTGAAGTCGTGTAGACTCCTTCGCTTGTCCACCATCGATCGGACCATCCACAGCACCTGACTGGACAACCTGTGTTGACCAGTAAGGTACTGGGTCTGGAGCAGCAAACTCCATATCATCACCTGCACTCACATACAGAAGGATCGTCACAGCATTAGTGACGGTCGGTCCAGTGAGCGCATTGATGATTGACAATTGCCAATTGCCATTGGTGTTCGACACAGAATAACCTGGATTCGTAGATGAAAACACCGTCGCACTCGTAGTTTGCAACCAAGGATTGGCTGCCTTATACGGGATGATGAAGTCGAAACCTTGCTCTGGCGATGCCAGATCAAACACCTTTGTGAAAAGTGCTGTTTCAACTCCTGTTGCGTCCAACGCACCATTGGGATCCCAGTTCACCATCAGGCGACCCTTCTGGTACTGTGAACGCACGACCTTGAAATGTAACTTCATGGAGCCTCGCCAGAATCTAAACATATTCGCCACCCACGAAGCGGGTGTCAAATTGTGATATGTGACCTTCGGCTGAATGTTGTAATTGTCAGCGGCTGGACTCACTTGTCCAAACATTAGGCGTGCGCCTGCTGCTTGAGCACTAGTCCAATCCACTGTACCCACGAAACTTGGTCGTGTTACAATAGCAGATATTTCAAGTTCATCTGTGGCATCTACACCAGCGGAACGCGAGTCAATAACAACTTCGTTTTTGGGATCAATAGCCAGCTTGTCAAGCGGCATACTGGTTTCCACATTTGCGAAGCCATGATAGACCTTGTTCTGCACTGGGCGGACATCTTCTGTGGTCGGAGCGTTCGAAAAACCGAACATCCGAGCCACACTCGATACCAATGTCGCACCCACACGAATAGCTTTAGCATAAGGACCAACCTTAGCATGTGATTCGTATGTTCCAGCTGCAGTAGCAATTGCGCTAGCTGGGCCAGAGATGATACCAGACTGCAATACAGAAACGACCGTCGGTCCTGAAACCACTACATCCTGCGCCTGAGCGTAAGTTGTAATTGTGATTCCGGTGCCCGACGCACCATTTGCTGATCGCAATTGGGCGAAGAGAACGAACATAATCTTCCCAATTCCCTCAAAGTTACTTGCATTGACAGTGTCAATCCAATCACTTGGGTAGAGAAAAGGTAAGGTAATTTCCGTCATAGTCGCCTCTTGGGGATCCATATACACTCCAGGTGTTTGTGATAGGGATACCAAGTCTCCAGCAGTAACGGGGTCAAAGCGACCACTACTCAATGGATCGTAGCACGCACGCATCGAACCGTAATAAAACGGCGACGCGTTGAAGCGAAAGGTCAGTTTCAACGTACAATGTAATCGAGAAAAGTTCTGCAACTTATTCTTAATGTATGCATTGTCGAAAAATAACCGCCACGGATAAATTGTGCGTGGAGTAAGAGTGAACGCATCCGATTCGTTCCATGTGAACGAATCGATCTTAACAGGACGTTCGAGGTACTTAGCAAGCGATGCTGCTTCGTCCTCATGTTCTGCGTATGATTCTTCCAATGACTGTGCTATATCAACTATGGCACCAGAATCAATATCGTCAAAGACGAAATTCTCCTGATGATCCAATGTTGTTTCAGACTTATCAGCCAGAGGGGCTGGATCATTCACTACATCACTTTGAACAATAGACAAATTCCTAGAAGGACAGAGGGCTTGTCTACACCCTACCGTCTCAGCTTCTTCATTATAAAATGGATTAGCAACTCATGTATAAAACTGCAGTTTAGAGTCCTTAGACTGCAGAGTTTTGTATCTTTTGGTATCCAACGGTACCATTCCTAAATAGGAACTTTGGGGAACGCCCAAGTGGGAAACTGTGATTTGCATACACATCTCTTGTGACACTTTCAAAGATGTGAGGATCAACATCACAGGTCCGCGGTGCTTCGCTTAGCACGCGACGCACGGACACGCCGCACAACTCTTCCCGGCCTCACGGAAAGCTTCGGAAAACTCCGCATAGCTAGGAAAAGTTGATTTGGTGACAAATCCTTCGAGCTTGCACTCCTTCACGATGTTCTTCATCTTCTTGACATTCTCCTCAAAGGTCTCACGACCATATTGGTAGAACTCACCGACAGCAGAACGAATCGATTGGATAGCTTGCTCTTCAGGGCACACACTACGACTAGCTACACACGAAGTGAGCATTTTGTCAATAGAGGCCCATTCCAAGGGGCAACACATACGATCTCCATCAACAACGAATCTTCTCTTCAAGAACGAAACATCATCAATATTGATATACGGCACCGACTCAGATTCCTTGTCCGCCATGGTGTACACAACATCAAACTCAGCCAAAAGCTTTGAGATCGATGTGTGATTATACCACGGGGCCTTCTCAGAAACACCCTGTGCATTGTCATCACCATACGTAATCAAGGCCACGTAGTCCTTGAAGTTTGCAACCGTATGCTCAGGATTGAGCATATAGAAGCAGTAACGCATGTACAGTGAATTCACCAAACAATTGATGATCACTGTCAAAGCATGACCAGACGGGTTGGAGCCAAAAAACTCCACAAAGTCTCCTTGAACATCAGTCAAGGGGTAGGCAACATCATGTGCCATACACTTGACGGCGAGAATGTCTTCATCAGGACGACCAGCCTTCTTCAAAATTGCAATAATAATGTCAAAAGCGGCCAAGATGAAGAGAGGGGACATACGTTTGTCAAACTTCGCATAATCTCCTGCAATCATTCTATCAACACCAAACTTGGTGATG